TTTTTTTTAGGAGGATGTTGAGGTTTTAAAATTCTTCAGAATTATTGTAATATTGAGCAAAACGTTTATCCTTTTTCTCTGATTCAAGTTCCTTTAAAAGCTCATCAATTTCTTCGTCTGATTTTTTAAATACTTCTTTAAATAAGAATTTAACTGTGAAAACTTTACCAACTTGTTCTGACGCGTTATTATAAATTTCAAGTGCTTCTTGAAGATTCATTAAACGCATTTTCTCAATAAATTTGTTTTCATTATTAAATACAACTTTAATATCATGTTCTCTAGCTTTCCATTCCTGTTCATTTAAAATTCCTGAAGAAATAACTTCAAGTTTTAAAAGTTTTTTAAATAATTCAGAATAAACTTGACGAATTCTTGAAATGAAAGTGAAAAACTTAATATCTTCTTTAGATGTTTGAGTTGCTTCATAATCAAATGTATGGTCAGATTCATTATCAAGATGTAACCTAGAAACTGGAACATTCATTGAACGATAAAGTTTTCTAGCATAATACAGAATATCACCAAGTTCGCCAAGATTTCCAGTTTCATCAAGAACATCAACTTGAGTACCTTTAGAACCTGAACGATTAGGGAACCAATAGTCTTCAGCCATTGATGTAATATGCTGTTGATTGTTAATTTCACCAGTTTCTGAATTATAAAATTTCTTATATTGGAAACGTTGTTGAATAATTTTCATTACTTCATCAACACGTTTTGCTGGTAAATTGCCAACATCGACATTAAAAACACGTCTTGTCATAGATCTTGAAAATCTTAATGGAACTAATAAATCTTCAAGATTTTTTAAAATGTTTGCATTTTTAATACCAAATTCTACATAAGAAAGACAGATATTTTTCTCATAAAGTCCAAAATCAGATCTAACTATTTCATCACGTGAATATTTTAACTTTTCATCTTCTAAATTAGTTGAAGCATATAACGATTTTGTATAATTACCACGTTCGTATACATAGCACTCTTTTTCTCTGTCATAAAACAAATAAGCAGGATCTATCATTTCAACTGATTGAATGCCTTTCTTATCATCGTTAAATGTACAGTGTAAAACAGCTTGACCATCAATATATGACCGTTCAACAATATTATAAATTGAGCTGTTTATATTTAAAAGATTTAAAATCTTATTAAATGAATTTTGAACTGCTTCCTTAATACTATCGTTTTCTTCATTAAAATCGAGTGAAATTACATCTGTTCTTGTTATTCCACCAACAACTTCGTTAACAATTTCTGTAATACAGTTTTTGAGTTCAGAATTGTGAAATACTACTGAACGATATGTTTCAATTTTATTTGCTTGTTCTTGAACTAAACTCTGAGAATTGTTTAAAAAACTAAAGTTTAATTGATTTAATAATTGCTGATTATCGCCTGTAAAAAANGCACTCTGAATTTCATCACCGTGAATTGCTCTTAAAGACTTTTCAGGTGAAACTACAGAAGATGATTTTCTAATATCCTTCTTTGGTGAACTTGTAAATGGTTTTTTTAATGATTCTAGTAATTTCATTTAATAAATTTCTTATTGAGAAAACAAATTTAATATATTTATATCCATTGATACCATATAAATAGTTAAAAACATTTACAAAAATGAATTTAAACTTTTATAACAACCCTGAGTACGAGTTAAATCGTTCGCTTATAACTGAAATGATTTCAATGTACGGAATTCAGGTTAAATTTGTCAAAGTTAAGAAAATAAATGAGGATCTTGTCTTTAAAGATTATCAACATCTAGTTGCAGATAAAAATGATATAATTGAAATGTACGCACTTCCTGAAAATTCTGATTCATTTGACAGTTCAGGATATCAGTTCAATTCATTTGGTTTTACTGACTTAAATAACTTATCTGTTTTTATTTCTGTTGAATCATTTGGTGATATTCAATTTAAAGAAATAGTAGGAAATTTAATCGTATTACCTTCTAATAAAATTCTTGAAATAACTGACGTTACATTCCAAGTTCCTGGAATAAATAATGATTTTGTTAACAATAATTCAAGAACAGTTTACAAGTTAACTTTAACTCCTTACGAGTTCAAACTTACAGATAATCTTTCAGAAATTCAAAAACCTTCAGATGATTTATCACCACTTGATACACCGCCTAAATCACTTGATGATTACTTTGAAGAGCTAATGAAAGAAAAAGAAGATCTTGAAACAGAACTTGAAGTTAAAGATTCTCAAACTGTTTCTAAAGAAACTAATTTAGTGGATTCATTTGAACGTCCTATTGATGAAAAGGTTAAATCTCAGAAGAACGTTACAACTGATGATGTATGGGGATCTTTTTCTTAATTTATGAAAAGTCATAAAGGTTGGTATAGATTATTATATCCTGAGAAGTTCATCAGACAACTTGATGAAACAATGAATTCAATGAAAATAACAAAGGATGGAATTTTCATTGAATATAAAAGTTCTTTAGAACTTAAATTTATAAAATACTGCGAAATAAATTCTAATATTACAAAGTATTCATTAGAACCTTTTGCAATTCAGTATATAAAACCAACTGATGGTAGATTTCACCGTTATTATATAGATTTTTTCATAGAATTTAAAAATGGCTCAAAATTTTTAGTTGAAATAAAACCATATTCTCAAACTAAAAAACCAATTTTAAGAAAAAATCCAACTAGATATAAAGATGAACTTATAACATATTATATAAATCAAGCTAAATGGAAAGCAGCTAAAGATTTTGCTGAAAAGCGAAATATGAAATTTATTGTTTTAACTGAGAGAGAATTATGAAATATTCAGAGTACAAGTACAAATTTAAAGTTGAAGAAAATTTTTCAATTGAACTGCCTTTTAAAATGTCAGACTTTGAACACCAGTATGCTTCATTGAAAGATGGAATTTTAGAAATTAAAAAAGGTTATGCTTTGGATGGTGCTTCAGGTCCAGTTATCAATACTCGAGATACTTTAGTTGCAAGTTTAGTTCATGATGTTCTGTATCAAGCAATGAGATTAAATTTAATTAAATCAAACTCGGAGAATAGAAAGATCGCAGATAAAAATTTCTTTGAAATTCTTAAAATGCATGGTGTAAATACAATTCGAAGGAAAGTTTGGTATTTCGCAGTTAGATTATTTGGAAAAAAATCAACAATTAAAATTCAAGATAATGATAAAATTAAAGAAACTGACTAAGAGTTATAAATAAAACGTATCCTCTTTTTAAAGGGTCATTGTTTAATCTTTGGCCCTCTTTTTAAGAAAAATGATTTTAAGCACAGAACAGATTAAAGTATTAAAAGAAAATAAAGAACTTATAACTTCTGAAATTCTTGATGAGTTAAGAAAAACTAAGGAAGGAAAGTCTGTTGCACTTGAAATTTTGGATATTGAAAGAGATAATGAAGATTATTATCTAGATGCTTTCGGTTCAAGAATTTCCTTTAATGGAAATAGACAAATTAAGCCCTTTCATACAAAGATAAACTTATCGGATATTCATATTCAAGAAATTAAAAGATGTTCTGAAGACATAGATTATTTTAAAAACAATTATGTTCAGTTTAGAACAAAATCTGGAATAGGATTCCCAGATCATCGTGAATATCAGGAAAAGTTTATACATTCATTAAACAATACTAATGAACAATACTTAGTTGTATTTCCAAGACAAGCTGGAAAATCTGCAACCACTGCGGTTTGGTTAACATGGTTATTTCTCTTTAAAGAACAGATAAATATCGGAATTTGTGCAAATAGAGGAAGTACAGCAACTGATTTCTTATCAAATGTTAAAAACATTTTTTCGTTATTACCGATATGGTTTCAACAAGGAATAAAGGTTTGGAACGTTAGAAGAATTGAAGGAGAAAACGGTACAAGAATTTTAACAGATGCAACTTCAGGAGATTCATTCCGTGGTAGTACAATGAATGTAGTGGTTGTAGATGAGTGCGCATACGTGGCAGGAACTAAATGGGAGTCCTTTGTTGATTCTGTCCTCCCGTCACAATCTTCACTTGCCTGGAAAAAGACAATTTTCATCAGTACACCTAACGGTTTAAACCATTTTTATTCAATGGTTAAAGATTCTAAGAAAAGAAAAGTTATAGAAAACGTTCAAGAGTCTGAAATAGAAGAAATAAAGAAAAAAGAAACGGTTCTAGCCACAGTTAAAAATAAATATGGAACATTCGATGTTCAGATAGATAAACCATCTAATGATATGGAACTTATTACAGTTGATTGGAGAGAAGTTCCAAGATATGACCGAAAGGGAGACTTAATAGATCCTGAAACATTTAAACAGCAAGTTATCGATCGTCAAGGTCTTCAGTACTTTTTACAGGCATATGCTTGTGAATTCCTAGGATCATCTCATACTCTAATTTCAGGTGATGTTTTAAAGGAAATTGAATCGGTAAAGCCAAAAGATAGAGTATTTGTTCAAGGAACAGAAGAATTTGTCAAAATTTATGAAGAACCACTTGAAAATCACAAGTACATTTTATCAGTAGATCCTGCAAAAGATGGTAGAGATTATTTTGCACTTCATATGATAGATGTTACAAAATTTCCGTTTAAACAGGCTGCGTCAGGAAGATTACAAATTGATTATTTACTAATGCCTAATTTTCTATATGATTTTGCAAATTCATATAATACTGCATTTACTATTATTGAAAACAATGAAGGCGCAGGACAAAGTATTGCAGATACTTTAAAACGTGATTTTGAGTACGAAAATTTGTACTATGATAGATCTGGAAATAAATTTAAAACTTATCCAGGTTTTAGAACAACTCCGAAATCACGTGCGCAACTTCTAGAAACTTTAAAACTTCTTATAGAAAATAAGAAATTAGAAATTTACGATGCAGATACTATTCTTGAATTGCAAAGATTTATTCTAGTTAAAAAGAAATTCCAAGCAGAAGAAGGATTTCATGATGACTTAGTAATGAGTTTAGCAATAGGATTCTGTTTATTTAACGATATTCAGAATTTTGAAGATTTCAAAGAAGTTACTAAAAGTATTTATTCAGAGTCTGACACAGATTTTGCTGATTGTATAACAATTGGTAATTTTGATGATGGCAATCCAGAAACAGAATTTGACGAAATAACAAACGGGTATTTCTACGGGATTTAGCATGAAAGAGTATACAAAATCAATCTTAATATCTACGGTATATGCATTTATATTTGCATTTGTTTTATTTCTATTTTCGCTATTTTCGCATATAACCTACTTGAATTATCCTATTGCAATAATGTGTATTTCTTTTTCAAGTATAATTTTGTCATGTATTTCAATAATTGGTATAATTTTTCTGCTAAAGCTAATTTCTGAAAAAATGAATTTTAAAAAGTATATTTTATTTTATGTATTTCAGATTATAATTTATTCTATATTTTTTATTACAGGATATCTTCAAATTTTAGATTATTCATTTGTAACAAATTTAAGTCACCTGAATTCTTTTATATTTTCATTTATAATATTTAGAGTTGCTGCTTGTTTTAACAGCATTAAAATATTCGTTGAAAATTGCAAAAATTATTGCAAATGAACTGCTATTGACCTAAAGGTCAATAACTGCTATTTAGAATTAAATACTTAATTCTAGTTTAAGTATTAGATCTTGAAAAATCTAAACACTTAAAAGCAATTTCTGAGCATCATCAGGCTTTAGTGTTAACACTAATCCTTTGATATTTTTCTCAGATTGCTTTTCTTGTTTCATTTAAAATTCTTTAATCAATTTGTTATATAAATATTTATAATGTGTGTTAAAATTAAAATACATCCATTCATATATGTCCTAAAAGTTCATATTTTTATTCGTCGTTTAAATAGAATTTGTTGGTTATTGTATAATCATCTGAAACTGTTTTTAAAGAACATGAAGCAATGATATATTTACCATTTTCATCAGAACTTAAGTTTGGTAAAACAGTGTCTGGAATATCAAAATAAATAGTTGACTTATCTCTAGAAGTTTTAAAAGTTATATCGTTACTTAAAGACCAGTTGATTTCTGGCAAATCTAAAGCAGTTTTAAAAATAACTTTCAATTCATTGTTTTTACTAGATAATTTAGTATTTTTGAAATGCGCAGAATAAATTGTATTATTGATATGTTCAATGTACTTAAAATCTGAATTAGATGAAGTGAAAGTGTTATATTCAAGAATAGGGTTTATTCTTTTAATATTCTGATATAAATTTCCATCAATTTGCATTGAAAATGTTAAATTCCAGATGTTTTTAGAAGTCTCTGAAAACTCATCAACTTCACTAAATGTAACATCCATCAGTTTTAATGGAACTCTAGAAGGTTCATCTAGATTTGCAACATCGTAAACATCTAAAGATAAATTTGGATTGAATTTAGGCATTATAATTTCAATCAACGATGTTAACTCAGACATACCTCTGCAGAATATGTTAAATTCATATACAAATGAAAATGGAACTGAATTATATGAATATTCAAAAGAACCGTTTAAGTTCACTTTGTTTATTTTTATATTTCTGTTAAGTAAAGCATCTTCTCGTTTCATCATAGAAACAAGTGCTAATGTTCCTCTAGGTAGAAGGTTAACATTTCCAGAAACAAAATCATCACTGTCAAAAAATTCAAGACTTCTTGCTTTTTCTTTAGAAGAGTACATAATCGGAATATTCTTAGAAACTAAGTTTCTATTTTCATCTAGGTATTCAATTTTAACTTTTCTTAAAAAAGATAACAAAGCTGCTGTGTATAAATTTATTGTTCCGTGACTTATCATATTATAAATAAATAAAATATTTTAAATTATTTATAAATGGCATCTAATTTTTATAAAAACTTCAAAGTTAAAAAGAGTGACGGTTCTCAGGCAGAATTAAGTTCTGATAAAGATTTTATAGATCTTGCAATTGGAACAATCATTGTAAGTAGTTCAGGTGATGAATACGTAAAAGTACAGGCAAATGTTTTTGATAAAACAAACAGAATAATTTTATCAAAAGCTGAAGTTGTTTCAAAGTATGCTACACTTGAAAATCTTAGAGATAAAATCAGAGTTGTTTCAGATTTATCACAGGCAGTTGACAATCAAATCCTGTACTTAATCTTAAAATAAAGAGGATATCTGATGTTTACGTCGTTTGATACATTTTTCAACAATTACAGAATTAAAAACAATTCTGCACCAAATGAAACAGTTTTAAATTCTGGATTATTACGTTTAAAGCGAGAAATTAGAGAATTAAAATCAATTTTAGATTTAGTTATTGGAAATGAGATTGAAACCTACAACCCGGAAAAACCTTACGAAATTGACGAATATGTCAAGTACAGAGGTTATTGTTACAAGTCTTTAATTGATGTTAACATCGCAAATACTCCGGAAAAATCTCAATTCTGGAAAAAGTTTGATTTACCTTCTTTAAAGGAACTTCAACTAAAAGATTCATTTCATTACTTGCATTTCAAAGCAACTGAAGGTCAGGCACAAATTGAACTTCCTGTAACTGATCCTGTTGGAACACCATGTGTATTCGTTGAAGGTATTTTGATTGATCGTTCAGAATATTATATCGAAGGTTCTTTTATAAATTTCTATAAACCTTTGCACGGAACAGAAACAATTTCAGTTCTGTATACAATGGCATTTGAATCTGGATATGTTCTTCCAAGTACAGAAATTATTGCAGAACAAGATCAATATATTTTTAATACTGACTTCGATACTTATTATGCATCTGTTTTCAAAAATGGTATTCTTTTAAGTCCTTCTGAATATGAAATTGGAAAAAATCAAATAACTCTCGAAGTTCCATGTAAAGAAAACGACAAAATTAAAATCGTTGCAGGTACTTTAGCTGGAGTTCAAGACATTATAACAGATCCTGAACTTAAAAAAATTCTTCAAGATTATTACACAAAATCTGAAGTTTATTCTAAAGAAGAAACAGATTCTGAATTAGACAAATTAGAACAACAAATTTATACAGATTCTAATATCGTTAAAAGTTCTGATATTTTCACTAAATCTGAACTTAGAAGCATTTTTAATGATAAAGTTTCAAATGATGAATTTGCTTCAGAATTAGCAAATAAAGCAAACAAAGCAAATTCCATTTCAGGTTATAATATTAGAGATGCCTACACTAAAACAGAAATAAACGATCTTCTTGATAAGAAAACAACTGATTCTAAACTAACTGGAAAAGAAATTGCAAAACGTCTAAATTCACAGTACGGAACAGAATCGCCAATTTCAGTTTCAAAAATTTCTGGTAAAACTATTAACGATTTAGTTCAGCAGAATAATCAAGCAACTTTCGTTAAACAAGTTCTGATAAATGGTTCTGATAATCAGAACATTACTTTACGAGCTGGACTTTCTGATGAATATCCTGAGCTTTCAGTTAAAAGACGTTCAGACGCTTATAATGAAGAAAAATCAGAAATTATAAATGGTTTAAACTCTAAAGATAAGTTTATAACTATTCAAGGTGAGTTTAAAGGAATTTTTGAAGTTCAAATCCAAAAAGCTGGTATTGTACATCCTGAAAATTATAACTGGACAGTTCAAGTAATTCCTGGAACAATTCCTGTTAAAACAAAGTATGACTTCGTTCCAAGAGGATCCGGTTTTGGTTCAACTCAGAAAGCATTTTTCGAAGATAACCAAGTTGATGCATCACATTTCTACGGATTTGTTTCCGATAATGTTTTAAAGTGTTATGCATTTGCAGAAATTGGTTCTGAATTAAGAGATTGGAATGCTAGATACATTTTAACTGGAATTCATAAATCTTTAAGCACAAATATTTTCTTAAATCAAGGTGAGCAGAACGATTTCATCAAATTCCCAGCAGAATCTCAGACTGATTTTGATAAGAATGTTGAAAACATTGGAACACTTGAAGAAATTAAGCAAGGATCTGTTTATGATAAAAATGGATTAGAATTATTAGATTCCGAATTAGCTGAAAGTGATTCCGAGATTTCTTACAGCTCTAAAAAGCCTGGATTCTTTACACCTGAAATGGTTGCGGAGAAATATGAAATTGCTAAGAATGAAGAAGTTCAAGTTACTGTAATGAAGGGATTACCTGGATCTAGTGCCAAAATTGCATCAACTGGAGATATCGTAATTGTCAACGAAGGATCATTACCTGTGAATAGCAGATCATTTACTTTTGATAGCAATGGTGAAATATTCTTCAAGATTGCAACAACGAAGCCATTTACAAATCCTGGTACAGTATCTTTGATTAGTTCGCTGAATCAGAGTTGTTATATCGAAGTTTCACTTTCTGATTAGATTGTTAGATCTGGTAGATCCTAAAACTTAAAAAAAAA